CAGTCGAATCACGACGCACTCCCTTGCCGCAGCGCTGTTTCTTTGGTCATCGATTAACAACTGGTGGCACCAACATTATCCGTTGGGAGAGCAGTTTCAAATGTTGTTAACCACATTTTAATGTTAAAACCAAATAAAAATAGATTAGCTATGATAGCTTCACTAGATTTAGAGGGAGTAACACTAAGTAGGGTAAACTCGATTTGGACCAAGTATGAAACAGGAATCCGTGATTCTATTAAGAATCATGGCCCACATCACACACTAGATCACTATAAGGAGTGCTACGTATTTCTACGTAACACTTTCTTAGAGCTTCCTGCTCAACCTATTCCGTGGTGTAAGATCGATTCTAAGGGTATCCCTAAAACCTTGTGGCCATTACGGTCACTCATTAAAGGTAGTAGAAATACACGAAGAGTCGCCCTAACTATTGCGAGATCTTATGAGATTATAACTCTTCCCATAGATTATCATCCTGAGTCTATCGAAGCACCTGCCTCTTACGGGGCTGAGTACCAAGAAACAACGAAGGATTTTAAGATATGGTTAAAGGAATTTTCTAATAAGTACCCGTGGTACTTAGGTTCCTTACACCGCCAAAACAGTTATGAACCGAAAGTGTTTACAACATTATCAAAAGGGCCTAACGGTCCTGCTGTAAGTTGTTCACACCTCGATGCAAAAGCTGTTGTATCTGACCCAGTCCTATACTCTTCCATAAAGAAACTCAATCGAGCCCTAGGGCAAGACTGGATAACTAAATGGATGGAGAATATGGCTGAGACAGTTACTGGTGAGAACAAATGGATTACCGGTAGATTAGGCTTTTCAGCTGAACCTGCAGGTAAAACAAGAGTTTTCGCCATTGGAGATTACTGGAGTCAAACTTCGTTAAAGGTTATACAAGTTTCCTTGTATAACACCCTAAAGGCAATAAGTACGGACTCTACAGCCAACCAGGATAGGGGTTTCAAAACCCTACTCCGGGAATCGGCTGGAAAGCCTACTTACTGTTTTGATCTCTCGGCAGCTTCAGACCGTATTCCTGCAGAAATGCAGAAGTACAGACTTGAGTTACTTGGAGGTCAAGCTTTAGGTGAAGCTTGGCATTCAGTAATGACGGATCGGACCTTTTTAGTAAAGACCACAGGGAAATCGTTGAGATGGTCGGTAGGACAACCTTTAGGTTTACTATCTTCCTTCCCATCTTTTTCACTATGGCACCACGACATCGTCCAGTTTTCCTATGCTCGAGTTAGAGCCAGAAGAGGTAAACCTCCAAAGTTCTTTCAAGATTATAGGATACTTGGTGATGATGTGGTAATATTTAATAAAGAGGTTGCTGGTGAATACCAGTTCCTGATTGAATCTGTTTTTGCGATTAGCATAAACATGACAAAATCGGTAATCGGTGATTCAAAGAATTCCCAGATAGAGTTTACCAAAAGGTTAGCTCTACGAGGAAAAGAGATGTCATCCATCAAACATAATATACTAACGAAATCTAACATGCAAAACATGTTGGAATTGATAGATATAATGTATGAGAGGG